AACGACGTAAGGTAATTTTATTCCAGTTGGTTCACCATCTCGACCAACATCTTCAAAACCTTCTAAATCTATATTAACGTGACATTCTAATAACGTGTAAAGTTTTTCTCCTTTACCTGTTTTAGTAACTCCTTCTAGTTCACGTTCTTTATCTGCTACTTTATCAGCATCTGTAACATCAGATGGTTTTGATAACTCTATGTCTGAATAGAATCCGTTTACTTGTTGTTTACGTAATTCGTTTTCAGAAATTTTTATAACATGAATGACTGTTTCCGCATCGTCTAATGAGGTAGCCGTATACGGAACTACTAAGTCATCCGCAGGGACAAACTTTGATACAGCTCTCCCTAATAAATCATCGTAATAAACTTTTTTAAAAGTGGAACCTGCTAAAGGTAGATGAAATAACATTTGATCAAACTCTGGTTCGTATTCTTTCATTTGATCTATGATTTGGTAATTCATAAAATCTTTTACTCTTTGTGCCTGTTGTTCTTTAACAGGATTAGATACACCAAGTATTTGTGTTCTTACCGGTCCATCAGCTGGTAATAATTCTTTGTAAGCTAAAGCTTGAAATTGTGTGACTGCTTCTGCAAGAACAGGATGCGTTGCACCACTTGCTCCTTGAAAAGGTTCGTTACGGTTATTGTATTTAAATCCTAAAAGATCTAGACCATTCATATAAGCCTGTTCCCAATCTTTTCTTGACGCTTTGTAATCTTGATAATCTGATCTTAATCTTGATCCTAGTGGATCTAAATTTTCTTCTGGTAATATGTCTGCAAGGTTATCGAAATGTGATTGTGTGCTTGCTTGGTTTATGGAACTTGGTTCAAAGTTAATTGTTGCACCACCTTCTTCATCAGGTGTTACTTCTACCGGTCCTTGCTGTTGTTCTTGCTCTTGAATCTCGACTTCTTGATCCGGCCCAGGAACTTTTATTTCAGTACGAGTATTCGGGAGAGCTTTATCTATTTCTGCCATTTATTCTCCTAAAGTTTTCTACCATTATTGTACAAAGAACGCAACCCTTGAGACATGGGTCCTGATTCTGGTGGTCTGCCTGATGTATCACCACCGGATAGCCCTGCTCTACCACCGCTTGCTAAACCATAAGGATACATAAAAAGATTATCCATTTGATATTGATGCGCAGGATTTACAATAGATGATGCATCTAAAATTCTTTGTTGTCTTGATTTTTCTGCTGGAGGAAAAATTTTACCAAATATTTGTGGGCCTTTTGAAGTTAATCTATCAATAGTAGCTAATTTTTTAGCTTCTTCTAATGCTTTAGCACCGGCGTCATAATCAACATTCATTAATCTTTGTTCTGTTCCGGTTCTCATTAAGTCCTGTATATCTGCTCTTACTGCATCAGCTTCTTTTTGTCTTTTATCAACAACTGCAGGAAAAAATTTTTTTGCTTCTTCTAATTTTTGTTTTGTCATTTGATCTTTAACAAAAAGATTATCTGCTCTATCTATGTCACTTAATGCAGCTTCATAAGCTGCAATTTTACCCATGTCTTTTTCACTAACACCTAATTTTCTAAATCTTTTATTTCTTTCCTCTATAGAATCTATTTTTAATTTAGGACCAAGTGCATAATTAAAAAAATTGTCACCAACTGCTTCTTTAAATGTTTTACCTTCAGCTAACATGTCATAACCAACTATTCCTGCTTCTGTTGCTGCAGTAAATGCTAATGCTGCTGGACCTAACAAACCTTTTAATGAAAACATGTTTTTTAATCCTGCACCAGCTTTTAAAATTGAATTAGCCAATATTTGTTCGTTTTTATTTGCTCCACCTTTTAAAATTATTTGTTCTAATTTTTTTGTACCTTCTTGTGCACATTTAGTTAATGTTACACCACCATTACTCATTAAAATTCTGCCACCAGCTGCTTTACCACAACCTAATCTTTCTAAATAAGAAGTAACTGTTTTAACATTAAAATCTTTTCCTTTAGCATATTTTAAAGCTCGTTTTTTAATATTAGCAAATTGTCTTTCAGGATCTAAATAACCACCACCAACAACTGAACCATCAAAATCTAAAATTTTAGCTCCATAGTTTTTTAATTGAGCTTTTTCTTTTATAGTTAATTTTCTTCCTGGTTTTGTAGATGTGCCTTTTACAATATTTTCAAGTTTTATAATATCTGAATTAACCGCTCCCGTTAACAATTGTATATCTTTTGTAGCTGCAGCTCTAGCTAAGTTTTGATCTCCTACTCCTTTTGTATGGTGTAAAACAATTTGTCTTTTAATTAATTCTGTAGGAGATGTTTTTGCAAGAGTACTATAATATCTTTCATGACTTAAAATATCGTTTAATGTAAGATAACCTTTTCCTTTCAATAATTTATTAATTCCTTTATCATCTAATATTTTTTGAAGAACTTGATCTGGCTCTGCTCTAACTCCATCTGCTATTTTTATAAATTTACTGACTTTACTAAAGTCTCCATGAAGCCTCCACTCTGTACCATCTCCATATTTTTTTGCTGCTTTCTTTGTGCCATAATAAATTTTACCATCTCCCGCTGCAGTGTTGTCTTTAAAACCTACTATTATACCTTTTTTATTAAATCTTGGTTCGTAAGTTAATTTGTCTACACCTTTTTTTAAAACTCTTTTACCATCTTTTAATACAGTTTCGTTTTCATACACCCTGTTCATAGAGCTCATCATCCAACCTTCAGGACCAGAAAAGTTTGCTGCTATGGTATATTTTTGTTTATCTCCTAATCTACTTTTTATTTGATTATAAAGCCTAGTGTATTTATCGGATGATATTCCAAATTTATGTTGTTTAAAATTCCAATCTTTTACACCTTCTGGTAAATCAAAATTGTCTAATATAATTGTTTTTTGTTTTTTGTTTAAAGGTTTAAAATCAGTTCCCATTTTAATATCTTTTTCTATTACTAGATTAGGAAACTTCTTTTTAATTTTATTAGCGTCATAGTTTTTATAACCAATATCATCTAAAATAAAATCTCTTAAAACAGATGCTTTAATCTTTTTCTTTTTACCTATAAAATTTTTTAATTTTAAATCTCTTTCTTCTGCAAGTTTACCGGACTCTGTTAAATTTCTTTTAGCTTCGTTATAAATTTTCATGTATTCTTTTTGACTTAATCCAGAGCCATATATTGGTTCTTGAATTCCTGTTTTAAACGGTATTTTTAATTTTTGATCTCTAAATTTTTTAGCTGCGTTTAAAGCTTCAGTTTTGTTTTTATAATTTTCTATACGAAAAGTTTCATTAAAAACAATTTTTTTCCCTGCTTTATCTTTTCCTCTTTGAACAGTAACTTCGTAAGCATTACCTGTTGGAGTTAATCTAATGTTATCTGTTACAGGATCACCCGCATACCCAGGTCTCGATCCATCAACCGATGGTGCAACTAACTGACCGCCATCTGCTTTTGGATTACGTCTATTAAATTTATTAAATAATTCTATTTCTTGAACTTCTCTTTTAGGTTCTGGTCTGTTTATTTTATCAGCAGTGGTAATGACATCATCACCATACATCTCTTGCATTTTTTTTATGTATTCTAATACGTCCATTATTCACCTAGCAATCTTGCAACACCACCTGATGCATTTAACTTTCTACCTTCAGTTGATAAGTTTTTAAGAATAGTTTCTAATTCTAAAATTCCTTCATCTGTTACTTTTGGTAATTCTTTTATTTTTTGTGCACCAAATATATCTATTAAATCTTCAACCATTTTTTTATCCAAACCTTTTTTTTCAACTAAATCTTTTATTGCTTGTTCTTTCATTTCTGCGATGTTTATTTTGCCTTTTTTCATTTTTTTAGCCAGTCCCAACGAATGATCTACAGCACGAATTCTGTCAGCTTTCATTTCTTTTTTATATTTTTTAATCATTTCTCTAGCGATCGAAGGTATACCTTCTGGTCTATTTAACATTTCATTAAATTGTTTAGGATTTATTAATTTTAACATTTCAGAACCTTTTAATCCAGTTGTGCCTGTTTTTTCATGATGTCTCAGTATTTGTCTTAATAAACCTTTTCCTGCTGTAAAACCGCCACCAAGAAACATAGGAACACGGCCGCCTGATGCAAAGTCATCATAATCTGGTGGTTCTGGTAAAAGCTGACTTTGTTCACCTAAATCATTGTTTATTTCATTAACTCGTTGTCGTTTTTGTTTAGCTATTTCTAATTCTTTTTTAGTTAAAGCTTTATTAGTTCCAAACTGCTTCAAGGCACTTGTATCACTGTATAAATCTTTAACCTCCTTTACTACATTACTGCCTTCCATAGTTATATCTTTATAATCACCTGTTGTGCCGTGTGGAAACGCTTCTTCTGCTGAAAATTCTGGTTTTGTTTTAACGCCTTTGCCGTAACCTGAAAGTTTTCCGCTTTGAATAATAGGGGGTTCAATAACTTGAGGTGCTTTATAGTCTAAGCTAACTGCATCATCAATGCCACCCATATTGTCAACTGATTGATATTCAACTCTAATAGTTTGATCATCTAAATTTTGATAAACTCTTACTCCTTGCCCTTCACCTAATTTTGCAGAGTGAACTATTTGTCTATCCAAATATGCTCCACCTTTATTAGGCGGTAGTTTAGTTGTCTCTGTACCTTCTTTAATAACTCTATTTACAAGGGGCTTGAACCATGGTGGCATGCCTTCTGCATTTTCAATTGGGACTGAAGTTAAATCTTTTACTATTGGTTTACTTCCTTTAAACAAACTTCCTAAACCAGCTTTAGCTGCACCAATACCTGCACCAGCTGCTCCCATTAATTTTAAAAACGCACGACGGCCCATGGAAAAGTTTTGTCTCTCACCCAATAATCCTGCAACACCACCGTCTGCGAATGCAATAGGTGTTCCTTTTTCTGCTGCTCTTCTAATAACATCTTCTTTTGTATCTCCATAAAAATCTCTTGCATAAATTACATCATCAACGCCATAACCTTTTTTTACAATGTTATCCATATATTCTTTTTCTGTTAGTCCTGTACGTTTTAATTTTTCTGCAAAATTTAATTTTTGTACTTCTGGTGATTGATATTGAATTGTATCTAGTGGTATTGGTTTTGTTTGTAATGCTCTTTCATCTGCTAAAGCTTGATTAATTTTTGATTTATTAAAAGCTTCCATAACTTCTTTAAACTTAGGATCAAGTTTCATAATACCTGACATTCTAGCAAAGTCTCCTTTTTTACTAGCGTCTTCTAATTCTTCACTAAAACTTCTTTTAAATCTAAAAGGCAATATGTCTGCTGATTTAACAACAGTTTTTTCTGCAGTTTTAATTGGATTAACTATGTCTTCTGCAATAAATTCTAAATCACTTTTTGTTAAATTATTAACATTTATATTTCCACGATTTTGTAAAGACTCAATGGCAAATTTTGCTTTTGATTCTGCTTTAGCTACATCTCCAGGTAATATTTTTTTCATAATACCTGTTTGATTTTTTATTTGTTTTTTTAAAATTAAATTTGATAAAACTTTTATAGTTGACATTAATAATAATTCCTTTTTCTAGGCACTGATTTTTCTTCAACATAATCTTCGGGGTGAGAGATAAAGCCTCCCTGCCTGAATCGCATCACAGCCATAGTCATACTATCAACTAAGTCGTCATGATCACCGTGCGGGAATGCTGCACATTCTTCTATAACCTCTTCAGCAAAGTTCTGTTCTGGCGCCCAGATCATTCCAGACTCGAAAAGAGGTGCACACGTGTTAACTCTTACATGCTTATCATTTCCTTTCGACGGTGTAAAGGTAGAAAC